AGTAGGTGCAGTAGCACCTTCTATTGCTGGTGTAGCATACATCGGTGAAGAGGATACACTTGACCTAACTGTTGACACATTGACAGGTACAGCTACTGCAGGTAAACTGCGTGTCTGGGCTTTGGTAATGGACGTTGATGGTAAAGGTGCAGCAGAAGTTGCCCGTGATCAAGTTTAACTAAACTAAACTAGAGGGGCTGGGCAACTGGCCCCTTTAGGCTATCTGAAGGATTTTTGTAATGGCTACTTACGTTACTCTAGTAAATGAATTACTACGTAGACTGAATGAAGTTACACTAGATACTGCTGGTGATGGCTTTGATACAGTACGTAACGTACAAGCACTTGCTAAAGATGCTATTAATAACTCCATTAGAAATATCCTACAGACAGGCCAAGAGTGGCCTTTTCTTAAAGTTACATATACTCAAACATTAACTGCGGGAACAAGACTTTATGATTTTCCTGCTGACTTTGCTAGTGTTGATTGGGATACTTTTTATATTAAACAGCTAAGTTCTACAAGCAACACTCCTAGTTTTTTACCTACAATATCTTTTGAAGAATATACACAAAGGTATCGTGGACTTGATGACCAAGCTGATTCAGGCTCTGGTATATCTGCCCCTCAACGTATTTATCAAACATACGAAAGCAAGTTTGGTGTAACACCTGTACCAGACAACTCGTATGAAATAGAATACGTATACTGGAAGTTTCCAGCTGACCTTGTTCTTTATGATGATACTTGTTTAATTCCAGATAGATTTAACCATGTGCTTATTGACGGTGCAATGATGTACATGATGAGATTTAGGTCTAATGATCAAAGTGCTGCTATTCACCAACAAAACTTTGATAACGGTATTCGTTCTATGAGACGTATACTTATGGATGACCCACTAGATATCAGATCTACAGTGGTTCAAAGAAATAAATCGTTTAGTAACACTATTAGTAGTATTGTCTAATGGCTGAAAATTTAGCATCCTTTAAAATATTCTGCCAAGGCGGTCTAAACACTAGTCGTGATGTGTTGTCACAAGGTGAGACACAACCTGGTTCCGCAGTTGCTTTGATTAACTACGAACCTGCTGTTACTGGTGGTTACAGAAAGATTAACGGTTTTAGTAACGACTACGGTACAGTCACAGGTAAAGCTAACACTTCTGTTCTAGGTGTTTGCGTAGCTAATGGTATTAACGATGGTATCCTAGCTTGCAGAGAACAAACTACAGGTAGTAACTACTTATTATACTGGGACACAGCTACAGAAGCTTGGGTTAATGTGACTACTTCTGGTTCACCTACAATGACAGGTGTAACAAAGGTACGTTTTACTAAGTATAACTGGGGTAGCCCAAAGGTAATGCTTACAGACGGTATTAACCCTGCAGCTACGTATGATGGTACAACTTACACGCAGATCACACACGCAAATGCACCCAGCGCACCTAGATTGTCACACGTATTTAAGAACCATATGTTTCTAGCAGGTGACCCTAGTGAAGACACGAATCTTTATTTTAGTGCACCTTACGATGAGACTAGCTTTGATCCTGCTGCTGGTTCTAATGTTATCAATGTGGGCTTCCCTATTGTAGCTATTAAGTCTTTCCGTGATGTGTTATATATCTTTGGTACTAATAACATTCGTAAGTTAGCAGGTGATAACATCTCTAACTTTGTACTACAAGAAGTTACAGATGACCTTGGATGCCTAGCTACAGATAGTGTTATTGAGATCGGTGGTGACCTACTTTTCTTATCACAAGATGGTCTACGTCCTGTTGGTGGTACAGATAAGATTGGTGACGTTAACCTAGAGACAGTATCAAAAGACATTCAGTCTATCTTTACTGACATTGTGTTTGATATTGATCTTGAGAGTCTTAATGCTGTAGTTATACGACAAAAGACACAGTTCCGTTACTTCTTTGGTGCAGCAGACTCACAGGGTGTTATCGGTGGCTTCAGACAAACTCCTAATGGATTACAGTTTGAGTATAGCCAGATGCTAGGTATCACAGCTACTTGCGCTGACAGTGGCTACATAGGTCAAAACGAGTTTGTAATACACGGTGACAGTAACGGTAAAGTGCATCGTCAAGAACAAGGTAATGACTTTGATGGCACAGACATTTTTAGCTTATTCCAGACACCGTTCTTCCATATGCAAGACCCAGAGCAACGTAAAGTGTTCTACACAGTAGCTACATATCTGCGTTCTGAAGGTGATAACGAGATTGTTATGTCTGCTTTGTATGACTATGAAGATGTAGACACACTAAGCCCAACAAACTTTACATTAACAACTACTGGTGCTGCAGCTTATTATAATGAAGCTTTATATAATAGCACCGCAATCTTTGATGGTAACCCTGCTCCAGTTAAGAGAACAAACATTTCAGGTTCAGGTAAATCAGCATCATTTAAATTCGTAACTAATGATTCCAATGCGTCACACAGTATTCAGGGTCTAGTGATAACATTCGGAGTAGGAGACAGGTTATAAAATGGCAGGTTATTCACGTCAATCAGTAGCAGACATTATCGCTAATGCGGTTATTAAAGCTGCACCAGTAAACGCAGAGTTTAATGCGATTCGAGATGCATTTGCTTTATCAAGCGGTCACAAACACGATGGTAGCTCTACTGAAGGTGCTTACGTACCTTTAATTGCAGATACTGACGCACTAAATAAAGTTGTAGTAGATACAAGTAATAACCGTATTAGTTTTTACTCTGAAGTATCTTCTTCAGCAGTGGAGCAGTTACGTATACAAGATGGGGCTATTGTTCCTGTAACTGATGATGACATTGATCTTGGTGCATCAGGTGCAGAGTTTAAAGATTTGTATGTAGATGGTGTTGGTTACATCGACACAGTTGAAATTCACGAAAATGCAACTATTACAGGTAATCTTACTGTTAATGGTAATACTACTCTTGGTGATGATGCTTCAGACACTGTTACAGTTACTGCTGATGTTGCTTCTCCTCTTATACCCTCTGCTGATGACACTTATGATCTTGGTGCTGTAGGCTCTGAGTGGCGTAATTTATATGTGGACGGTACAGCAAACATTGATAGTCTTGCAGCGGATACTGCAGACATTGATGGTGGTACTATTGATGGAACAACTATCGGTGGAACAACTGCTGCTGCTATTACAGGCACAACAATTACTGGTACTTCTCTTGTCGGACCTGTTACTGGCAACGTTACAGGTAATCTAACGGGTAATGTCACAGGTAACGTAACGGGCGATGTCACTGGCGATCTTACTGGTGATGTTACAGGTTCAGTTACAGGTAACGTAACTGGAAACTTGACGGGTAACGTGACTGGTCACGTCACAGGAGATGTCACAGGAGACTTGACAGGGGATGTTACAGGTAACTTAGTAGCTGCTACGTCTACAGCTAAAGCACTAAACCCTGAAGCAGATAGCTTGTACAGTTTGGGTACTACATCTACCCGTTGGTCTGACTTTTATGCAGATGCTGCTACAATTACAACAGTTACAGGCAATGTTACTGGTAACCTTACAGGTGACGTTACAGGTGATGTAACAGGAAATGTGACAGGCAACGTTACTGGGGATGTAACTGGGGATGTTACAGGTGATTTAACAGGTGATGTTACTTCTTCTGGCACATCTAGTTTTGCTACTGTAACTACTTCAGGTAATGTTACCGTAGGTGGTGACCTTACAGTTAATGGTACAACAACTACAGTTTCTACTACAAACACTGTAGTATCAGATGGTCTTATTGAACTTGGTAATGGTACTACAGGCACACCTGCTAATGATGCAGGTATTGTTATTGAACGTGGTTCAGCAGATAATGCCTTTATTGGTTTTGATGAATCAACAGATAAGTTTACTGTAGGTACAGGTTCATTTACTGGTGCATCTACTGGTGATCTTACAATCACTACTGGTACTCTGGTTGCTAACATTGAAGGTAATGTAACTGGGGATGTTACTGGTGATTTGACAGGTAACGTTTCTACTACAGGAGATTTTACTCTTGATGCAGGTGGAGATATTAGCTTAGATGCTGATGGTTCTCAAATTTACTTCAAGGATAACGGCGGTGTCAGGTATACTTTCAATCTTGATCCCACTCCTTCAATGGCTGTGTCTGGTGAGTTTACCATAGATAGTTCTTCGGATATTACTTTAGATGCAGATGGTGGTGATATTATCTTCAAAGATGCCAATGTCACTGCAGGTAAAATAGACATATCTACAGTTAACGAACTAAGCTTTCACTCAGGTAATAATAACGAACAGTTTAAAGTTGTAGGCTCAGGTGCAAATGTTATTGGTGGCTTACGTGTTGGTGATGATACTACCCCTACAGATAATGACTTATATGTAGTTGGCAACGTAACCTACGGCAGCTTGTCTGACGGTACGATTACTGTAACAGCTTTCGTAGACGAAGATGATATGACATCTGACAGTGCTACACTTATTCCTACGCAGCAATCTGTAAAAGCTTACGTAGACACTGTTGCAGGTACAGCAAACAATGTGGTTGGACTTACAGCTACAGGTGCAGAGATTAATGCTGTAGCAGACGTATCAGCAATAACTATTGACACTAGTACAGCAATTGCATCAAATGATGGTATTGCAGTATATGATACATCTGGTTCATCCATAGGTTACTATGACGTAGACTTGCTTGATACGTATTTTTCAAGTACAACAAAAACACTTACAAATAAAACTATAAGTAGCCCTACTATTACTTCTCCTACCGTTACAGGACTACATCTTAATGATTCAGGTTTTACTGTAGAAGGTTCTAGTGCAGATGCTAATGAAACAACTGTAACATTTACTAACCCAACCGCTGACAGAACAATTACTTTTCCAAACGCAACAGGTACTGTTGCTCTTACAAGTGACTTAACAACGTTTGAGGCAGGTAATTCAAGATTTAATGCTACTGCTGATGGTGCTATTACTAATGGTGATCCTGTAGTTATTAATACCGATGGTACAGTTTCTACCGCAGGATTAAGTACTACTTCAAAAAGTGGGTCAGATTTTGTAGGAGGTATTTTTGCATCTAGGGTTGCCGCAGTTTTTGATAGCGACACAAACCAAACAATTTTTTTAAACTACGACTATTATAATGATGAAGTAAAAGCCACGGTAGCTAGTCCAACTAGTAGCGGTACAACCTATGGAACCTCAACTACATTTAATACTCAAGACGATTGTCAAATTGCTATAACGTATGATACTACTAACAGTAAAGTAGTGGCGTTTGTAACCTCTGCTACAGATAACAATGCTACTGCATATGTAGGTACAGTTAGTGGAACTAGTATTTCTTTTGGAACAGGTGTGACATTTTTAACTGGTGGTGAAGCTGGGTATATGAATGCTACTTTTGACAGTAACACTGGTAAAGTTGTTGTAGTTTTTCAAGACACTAGTAACTCTAATTATGGTACTGCAATGGTGGGTACTGTAAGTGGTACATCTATTAGTTTTGGCAGTAAAGTTGTATTTAATAGTGCTACTACATATGATACTCACTGTACTTTTGACAGTTCTAATAATAAAGTAGTTGTTGCTTATGCTGATGCATCCGTTTCATCTAGAGAGACTGGGTATGCTGCTGTAGGTACTGTAAGTGGTACATCTATTAGCTTTGGCACTGCTGTAAACTTTGAAGCTTCTCCTAACGATGTAGCAAATATTGGTATGACTTTTGACAGCACCAATAATAAAGTAGTTATCGCTTGGGAAACAACGGCTAGTGCAGAACCAAGAGATGGGTATGCAATAGTAGGTACTGTAAGTGGTACGTCAATTAGCTTTGGTACTAAAGTTACTTTTTATACAGGCTCTACTTATACTCCTAAAGGGATACAACTAGCATTTGTTACTCAGGGAAGTAAAGTTATTATTGCTTATACTGAAACTAGTACAAATGATGCTGATATGATAATTGGTACTGTAAGTGGCACATCTATTAGTTTTGTTTCTGGTATAGAACTACGCCCTGCTGCTTCTCAAGATCGCAATAATATTAGTTTAGCTTATGATAGCAATGCAAATAAACTAATGACTATTGTTGCTACAAGTACTTCGGGTAGTGCTCTTGCACAATGGGTTATTGTAGGCGGCGTTACGAATGTTACAGATAGTAATTTGATAGGATTTGCATCGGAAAATATTTCTGATGCATCAAGTGGTTGGATTGATATTGTAGGTAGTGTAAATGACGCACAATCAAGTTTAACTCCTGGTTCTATTTATTTTGTAGATGATGAGGGTAATTTAACTACGACAGATAATGGTCGTAGGATAGGTAAAGCAGTTAGTTCTACTGAAATACTAATTGGTTTTGCTCTTGATAATGTCACCGCTACAACAACAGAATTAAATTATGTGGATGGAGTTACATCAAACATTCAGACACAGATTGATGCGAAAGTCGGCTCAAGCCACACAGGCGATGTGGACATCACTGGCGAGTTGATCGTTGATAGTTACAACGAAACCTACGCAGCGGTCACGTCATCCTCTAACGCCACTACGGTGGACTGTGAGGCGGGTAACGCATTCAGCCACACACTGACAGAGAACACCACGTTTACGTTTTCTAACCCCCCTGCCAGCGGCACTGCGTATAGCTTCAGCATTGAGATCATTCAGGATGCCTCTGCGTCTGGCTACACGGTCACTTGGCCTAGCTCAGTAGATTGGCCCGCTGCAACTGCTCCTACGCTAACAGCGACTGCATCTGCGAAAGATGTATTCGTATTTACTACTCGTGACGGTGGTACTAACTGGTATGGGTTTACTGCAGGACAAGCATTAGGATAAGCTAACATGGCAACTAAAAAGAAACTCTTACAAGCTGCTGCGGGTGCTGCTGGTGGTGCTGGCCTAAACGTAGAAGATGTGTTCAGCACTTATTTATATGAGGGTAACGGCTCTACACAAACGATCACCAACGGCATTGACCTAAGTGGCGAAGGTGGTTTGGTTTGGATTAAAGATAGGGAGAGTTCTAGTAATTCACATATGCTTTATGACACTGAACGTGGTGCGTATTATGCAATAAAATCAAACACAACAGATGCAAATCAGTTCCGAAGTACGGGTTTGACAGCTTTTAATTCTAATGGTTTTACTTTAGGTTCTTTAGGTGCAGAAAATAGTTCTGGAAACGATAAAGCCTCTTGGACATTTCGCAAAGCCCCTAAATTCTTTGATGTGGTGACTTATATTGGAGATGGTACAAGCAACAGGGCTATTTCACATAATCTTGGTACAACACCTGGGTTGGTTATAATTAAAAAAACTAGCCTTACTGGAAATTGGTTTACATCTCATAAAGATATAGGGTCTACAGATTACTTACTTTTAAACAGTACAAACCTCACAGCAACTAATTCTAATATGTTTCCACAAGCCCACACAGATACACACTTTTATGTTGGGAGTGATGGTGATGTAAATGATGCTCCTTTTTATGGAACAAACAGGGAATACGTTGCTTACCTATTCGCCCACAATGACGGTGACGGTGACTTCGGACCTACAGGGGATCAGGATATTATTAAGTGTGGTAGTTACTCTGGTAATAGTTCTAGCCTTCCTCATAAAATAGAATTAGGCTTTGAACCTCAGTGGGTACTTGTAAAGAAAGCTTCAGGTAGCGGTACAAATAACTGGACTATCTTTGATACAAAAAGGGGGATGTACGTAGCTGATAACGCAGAAGCGTTGCATCCTAACTTAATTACAAATGAAGCTGGTACAAATAATATTATAGTTTACCCTGTAGCAGATGGTTTTGAATTTAATGATTCTTCAGACTTTGCAAACTTAAATAGTAATACTTATATTTATGTAGCTATTCGTAAAGGCCCGATGGCTACTCCTGAGTCAGCTTCTGATGTGTTTGATATTCAAGCCTATACAGGTAATTCATCATCAGGTAGATATTTTAATATAGGTTTTGATGGTGACTTTTCTCTTCTTAGAAACAGAACTATAAACAGTTCTCCTTTTGAAGCTATGGCTTTAAACCGTAAAAGAGGTCAACGAAGATTACAAATTACAAAAGCAGTACAAGCAAATGATGCTGCGTTATTAGATTTTTTCAATAAACAATCTGATAAAATTTATGTATACGGAAATGGTACTAGACAGAATGACTCTAGTTATACTTATTGGTTGCCTACTTGGAGGTGTGCTCCTGAGTTTTTCGATACTATTTTATGGCAAGGCACAGGGTCAAGTGGTTATGAAACTTTAAAACATAACCTTGGTGTTACACCTGAAATGGTATGGATTAAAAACTTAGAGCAAAGTAGTAACCAATATGGTTCTTGGTATGTATACTTTAATACATCTGATAACTTTGTTAATCCTTCTTCTGGAGAATACTTATGGTTAGATTCACCTGCTGCAGTAGATAACTCATATTCTCCTTGGGGTGCTTCTTTCACTGATACAACAATATCAGTTAAAAAGAATCCACTTAGTAATAGTGGTGATGCTTACATTGCAATGCTTTTTGCAACTTTAAGTGGGATAAGTAAAGTAGGAAGTTATACAGGAACAGGATCACAACAGAATATCGAATGTGGTTTTAGTTCAGGTGCTAAACTTATAATAGTAAGACGAGTAGACGGTGGTGCAAACTGGATGGCATTTGACTCTGTAAGAGGAATAAATACAGGGGGCGATCCAATGGTTACTGTTAATAATGAGTACTCAGAAAATTCAGGCACTGACTACGTAGATACCTACTCTGGTGGTTTTTCTGTAACATCTGACTCTACTATAAATGCAAGTGGTGGTGAGTATATTTTCTATGCTGTTGCTGCTTAATCAAACTCATAAGAAAGGATCAATCTAATGGGTGAATATCGTAATAGAACAACAGGGGAAGTTAAGTCACAAGGTGCTTGGAGAGCAGACTTTCCTAATATGTCTTTACCTCGTGTGTGGAAGACAGCTACTCTAGACGCACTTGATTTAGACCCAGTTCTTCCAGGTGCTCAAGCAACTACAACTACTTATCAAACATCTGTTCGAGATGGTGTTGAACAAAACGTTAACGGAGATTGGGTAGAAAAGTATATTGCACAAGACATGTTCGCTGATGATCCCGACTTAGGAACTAAAGCTGAACAAGAAGCTGCATATCAAGTAAAACTAGATGCACGAGTAGCAGAAAGTAATCGTACTACTCGTGATACTAAACTAGCTGAAACAGACTTCTATGCTTTGTCAGATGTAACCATGTCTGCTGAGATGACTACATATCGTCAGGCTCTTCGTGATATTACAGATCATGAAAACTGGCCTAATCTAGCTGACGACGATTGGCCTACAAAGCCTTAATACACTTGACATTTTAGTATTTATGAGTTAAACTATGAGTGACATCAAACTTTCTCCAGATGAACTAGAAGCTATGCTAGATCGTGCAGCTAGACGTGGAGCTAAAGAAGCTTTACGTTCTATTGGTTTACTTGATGATGATGCACATAAAGACATCACAGAGATGCGTAGTTTACTAGAAGCTTGGCGGGATACTCGTAGGTCTGTTTGGGCAACAATAACAAAATTAGTCACTGTCGGCGTACTGACATTTATAGCTGGTGCAGTGTGGATGACAATGAGTAAATAAGGAATAGTAATATGGCATCAGCAATGGACGCATATAATCTACTACAGCAAGCTGCAAAGGCATCTGGAGCAGAACAACAAGCTCTTATTAATCAAGCAAAAGCTACATTACAAGAGTCTGCAGAATTGCCTGAAACTACAAATACTGCAAGTGCTGCTACGATTATTCCAGAAACTACAAATGATGCGCAAAATAATCTTCCTTCAAACTCAGGTACTACCGCTGATACACAGGGTGAGAACCAGACAGCTACAGCAAGCTCTGGTCTGCAAGTACAAGATGAGTATGCTCAATACGTAGGGCAAAAAGAAGGCCGTGTCGTAGATGGTATTGCTATTCCTGAGTGGGTAGATGACGATTACCTAAGTAGCTATGTATCTTCTGCTAAAGCAGGTAATCCACGTAAGCCTAACAACCGTGAAATGACTGAGATGATTGCAGGTGTTCCTATTGAACAGCTGTATGGTACTATGGATAGCTCTGAGTGGACTAAGTATACTAGCCAGAGTAGTCAGCTTTTGTATGGTGTTGTAGGTTCTAATGAAGATACTCGTGATTGGCAAGCTATTACTAATGCAGCTACTGATCCTACAACTGGACAAATAGATGCTAAAGAGTTTGTAGCTGCTACACAAATTGCTACATCAAAAATGTATGGTGGTACTACAGTTAGTTATCAGTCAGGTGGTTACAGGACAAATGAACTTGGTAACACTGTATTAGATGCAAACGGTGAGCCTGAAAAGTTACCTCCAGCTTTGTACATTATGGGTGGAAACGGTACAGTACTTACTAGCTTAGGTACAAACGCAAACCAGATGTCTACTATGATGCAGAACTTTGGTATTCGTGATGCTAGCTGGATTCAAAATGTAGCACAAGCTATGGCTCCAGATGTACTATCGACGTATCAACCTGCATTTGACTCAATACAGAATACGTATAATCCTTGGGCTAATTATCAAGACCTTTGGGATATGAATGGGTTAATTACAGGTATTTCTCCTTTTCAAGACCCTTTTAAAATTGTTTCTGGTCAAACTCAAGCTACTACCACTGACACTGAAAAAAGTCAAAACCTAGGTGTAACCGAACAAACTATTACACCAGAGGGTACGACAACAGATACTCAAACTGTAACTCAACCTACCTACGACAGTACACCACAAGCCTCAGAAGCTGTGCCTGTAGACCAGCAGCAAACTATGGGTACTGGAGTAACTGGTACTGGAGTATACCCTCAAACTAGTGCTACAACAGGTACCTTTTCGTCTCCTGTACAGACAGGTGGTATAGGTGCTGTACCGTCTACAGTTCAGACCTACCCTAATTACACTGGTACAAGTATGGCAAATCTTACATCACAATCACAGCAAGGGTTTGGTGGGCAACGTACATATGGAAACCAATTTGGTCAAAGAATTACTGTAACTGTAGACGGTTCAGGTAAACCTATAACCTATGTACCACCAGGTTACACACCTGTTCAAGGTCAGGCAGAAGGTGGGTCAGTGTCAGAAGATGGACCTGATGTACAACTAGCTAGACGCTTCTTAGGGTTTACTGGTCCAGCTTCTCAACTTACAAACTTCCTTGCTGCTAATCCTGCAGCTGCTGCTCGTATGGGTAAATACCAACAAGCTATGTCTGGTATGGCACAGAATAAAGTAGGTGCACAAGAAGGTATTGTTGGAACTTCTCTTGAAGATTTTCAAAACATGCAAGGAAATCTTATTAGTCAAACTATGCAACCTATACAATCGGGTGTACAACAAATACAGCCGCAAGAGGCAGACTTTATAGGTCTTACTGCTGGTCAAGCAACTCCTGTATCACCTATGTCGCAGGTAGCTACGGTAGGTAACGTAGAGCAAGCACAAATGCCTATGATGACTGACACAGCTACTATGACTCCAGCTAGTGTATTCGAAGGCGTACAAGGAGTTACTGCTGCAAATACAGCTCAAACTGGCACTGTATCTGATGAAGCTCAAGTAACTGCTGCACAGCAAGGTACTTCTGCAGTTTCTGATTTAAAAGCGGCTCAAGGTACAGCTATCATGATGGATAACCCTGTACAAAGGGAAATCCAAGATGGCGAGCTTATATCAGGCGTAGCTAACGCAGAGAAAGCTGCAGAATTTACTGAACAGATAGAAGCTGCGACAGCAAGCCCCTCTAGTAAGGCCACTGTTGCAGGGCAACTAGAAGGGTTAATGGCTCAATTTGAAGGTGGTAATACACCAGCATGGGCTGCTGGCTCTATGCGTACAGCAATGCAGACACTAGCTGCTCGTGGCTTAGGTGCCTCATCTCTTGCAGGACAAGCAGTTATTCAAGCTGCGATGGAAGCTGCACTTCCTATTGCGCAAATGGATGCTCAGACACAAGCACAATTTGAATCACAGAACTTGTCAAATAGACAACAACGTGCTATGCTTGCTGCGCAACAAAGAGCACAGTTCCTAGGTCAAGAGTTTGATCAGACATTCCAAGCTAGGGTACAAAACTCAGCACGTATTGGTGACATTGCCAATATGAACTTTACTGCAGAGCAAAACATTGCACTAGAGAATAGTCGTGCAGCTAACACCATGAACTTAAACAACTTGTCTAACAGACAGGCTATGGTGATGGCTGAAGCTGCTGCGTTGTCGCAGTTAGATATGGCTAACCTAAACAACCGTCAGCAAGCTGCAGTACAAAATGCTCAGAACTTCTTGCAGATGGACTTGACTAACCTGAACAATCAGCAACAGTCAGCATTGTTTAATGCACAGCAAAACATTCAGGCATTATTTACTGATCAAGCTGCAGAGAATGCTGCTGCACAGTTTAATGCTACGAGTGAGAACCAGACTAACCAGTTCTTTGCTAACCTATCTGCACAAACATCTCAGTTTAATGCATCTCAACGTAATGCTATGGATCAGTTCAATGTAAACACTACCAATGCTATGCGTCAGTTTAACTCTCAGATTCAACAACAGCGTGACTTGTTTAATGCACAGAATGGTCTTGTAGTTGCACAAGCTAATGCTCAGTGGAGACAAAACATTGCAACGTTGAATCAAGCTGCACAAAACGAAAGCAACATGAACCTTGCTAAAACAATCAATGCTCTTACTTCTACTAACCTAGATCAAATCTGGCAACGTGAACGTGACATTATGTCGTTTGCATTTACTTCTCAGCAGTCTGCACTAGACAGATCTTTGAAACTATTGCTTGGTGATAAGAAGATTGAAGAAGTTGAAAAGCAACTAAGTGCACAGCAAGATGCTGCAAGTACAGATCTAGCATTTAGGTTCTTGTTCGGTTCAGATCCATCTGGAATTTTTGGCGGTATATTTAATAAGAAATAAGGACAAAGACTATGAGTTTTGATTATGGACCAAACTACAGAAGCTTAGTGCAAGCTGTACAAGAAGGTGGTACATCTACCTTAGAAGCGGTTAAGAAGTCTAGTGAAGAACGTGGTCTTGGAGTATCTTCCACATCACTTATTTCTAGGTTAGGTGAAAAGATTGAAGAACCTAAGACTCTAGAAAGAACTCTTTTAAATAAGTTTAAAAAAGTAAAAGAAGAAAACCAAAAGTTAAAAGATTTGTATAAGTCTCTTGAAACAGAGACAGGTTCAGAGGATGTCTCAGGTCTTAAGCCTCAAGAAAAACCTATGGAGACAGCTTTTAAACTGATAGATGATCTTAAGGCAAACTACAACATGACTACAGAACAGGCTGCGGGTTTTGTTGGAAACCTTTGGCATGAGACTGGTGGCTTTAAATTTATGCAAGAACTTAAACCTACTATTAAAGGGTCTAAGGGTGGTTTAGCATTTGCGCAGTGGACAGGTACAAGAAGAACTCAGTTTGAAAATCTTTTAGAAGAACTTGGAGATTTACCTGCAGACAGTTATGAAGGTAACTGGGCAATGATTACTGAAGAGTTTGATACCACAGAGAGAGGTGCTCTTAATAAGATTCTAGAAGCAACCACTGTAGAAGATGCAGCTACAACTACTTCTAAATTTTATTTAAGACCTGGAAAACCTATGCTAGATAAACGAATACAAAATGCCAACATGATCTACAAAGCCTACCAAGAAAATATGCAGGAGTAACTAATGAGAACTTTTGAAGCACCCATTCCAGGGCAGTCGCTGACTGATAGTCCGAAGAATGCTCCCTATGAAAGACCTCCAGAAACAGCTGATCCTATGGAGGCTGTCGATATCCATCTAGCTAACCTTACTAAGGAAGGGGCAATGGAGGATGTGCTATACTTCTTAGAGATGGGGGTAGACTTACAGACTATGGTTCAGGGCATCCTACGCAGTGGTGTAGTTGCAGGTATCCACTCACTAGATGTAAGCTTAATTATTGCACCTGTAATCCACGAATACATTAAAGGATTTGCTGATGCAGCAGAGCTAGAATATAACGAAGGCTTTGATGATAAAGAAGCTAACGAGGTTATCTCTTATCAAAGAGATGTAGCTCGTGCTAAAAAGATCTTAGATAAGATGAAAGAAGAACAAGGTATGGCACCTATGCCAGAGCCTGAGATGGAACCAGAGATGGAGCCAGAAGAACCTGAGATGGTAGAAGAAGAGCCAGTTAAAACTGGACTAATGGCGAGGGTATAATCATGGCGTTTAATCCAGTAGGTGTTGTCAACTGGCTAGAGAAAGCCGATGCAGCTAAGGCAAAAGAAGATGAACTTATTCGTAGTAGAGAGGATACTCTACTAGCACTGGCACTGAAAAAAGGTGGTACAAGTTCTAGTAGTTCTACCGATAAGGTTGAAACAGCGGCTGCTGCTGCATTAAAACTACAAGAACGTTTTAATAGTGCTAACATTACTGATGAGAACACTATAAACTTTTTTAATAGAGTCTTTGAAGATCCGTATGCATCTCAGGAAGTTTTAACTTTCCTTGAAGATCAAGCTAAAGATCAACAAAGAGATATAAGACTTGAAGATCTTCCAGACATCTTAGGTATTGTTGATGCTCCAACTACTGTAGATGATAAGATAGATCTTCTAAAAGAGTTTGAGATAGTTGATCTTACTGATAAAGATGAGTACTATAAGCTAGCTCAAAAAGTAAATAACATGACTAAGAAGAGTGGACGTACTGTGTTTATTGACGTACCTTCTTCAAGCTTGATAGACCCTGAACAACAGATCAAAAGATTTAATGAGCAGTTTGAACTCTTAGGCAGTGTGTTAACATTAGATGCTCAACAATTTGTTATTAATAATCCAGACCCATCTAACGATCAGACTAACCAAACTATGAGAGCTATTAAAAATCTAGAAGATGGAACTGATGTACAAAAAACAATAGCTATACAATACTTGTACAAGACTTATGCTGAAGGTCCAGAGTGGCTAAAAGAAAAGATGGAAAGATTCAGTGCACTTAAAGGTATAGACAAAGACCCAAGAATGCAATCTATCTTAGCGTTAAGTCAACCTTCATTTAGAGTTGGTGAAAAAATAGTTAATGATGAAACTGGTGAAGTTCTAGTTTGGAATGGTACTGAATGGGTAGATGAAGCTACTTTTAATGGGGACTAAATATAGATGGAAGAAGATTTACCAGAAGGCTTTCGTCTAGTCGGACAGGAACAAGACGTAACTAATTTACCCGAAGGGTTTCGTAGGGTTGAAGCACCTACAACACAGTCCTTGCTTCCAGAAGCTGGTACATATACTCAAGATGATATGGTTGAAGACGACAACATGTATTCAATCATTGAAAACTTTATGTATGATCGCTATGGTAAGGACGAGTTTATAGACAATAGCCGTGAGCAGATTGTGGATAAGTTCCTTAACAATAGACGTGGTGTTACTGCAGGTAATACAGTCCGTGGTCTTTATGAGTGGGACTACATCAACGATATCAAAGGTGATGAAGATAAAATGGCCAGAGCTGCTGCTGCCTATCACCTTTATGAAAACATGGCTAACTTGTTCAGTGATGAAACATCTTTTGCAGAACGTGCAGAAGGTGTAATGGACTACACCAGAACTGCTTTACTAGACCCTATGAACTTGGTTGGTGGGCTGATTGGTAAAGCTGTAGGTGGTGGTGCACTACGTCTTGGGGCAAACCAAGCTAGAAAAGAAGCATTTAAAGAGATGCAGAAGCAAGCTATTAAGGGTGCCACCCAAAAAGAGATTGCTAAAGAAGGTAAAAAGAAACTTACCTCAGCTATGGCTCAAGCTAATATAGCAAACACTCAAAAGATAGCTGAGTATTCGACTAAAGTTTTAGGGGCTAGCCGTGCTAAACGGTTGGCTACTGCACAGGCTATAAAAGAGATTGGCATTACTGCAGGTATAGACTCTGTAGTTGGTGTAGGCATGGAAACACTTTACCAAGAGGGTCTTATAGACCTTGGTGTTCGTGACGAATACGACAAGTTTGCTATTGGTATTGCTGCTGTTGGTGGTATAGTCATGGGTGGGGTACAGGCAGGTGTTGTACTTAAACGTGGCTGGAGTGGTACAGCACTGCCAACTCAAGAGATACCTCAACCAACTAGTGAAGGCTTCTTGTCGGAGATGTCTAAGGCTATTGAAAACTACACTAACCAGACCATTGCACCAATCGGAAGAGACTGGAAGACAAAGATTAAAGGTGGTATGGAGTTTTCTAAAGAGAGTAAAGACCTGTCCACAGACTTCTTTACAACTCTTATGCTAGGACATCAGACAGAATCTGGTGAAGTTGTGTTTAAAGGTATGACACAAACTGCACTTGAACGTGGATTCGTGTGGGGTAAACGGTTTGAAGATGACAAGTTTACCAACTGGATGGCAGACATTATCTCTGGTGTTAGTGACAAAGAAGCTCAAGAGTTTTTAACCGCTATTGAAAAAGCAACTGGAACTAAAATTAAAAATAAAAAGAAGCTTACTGGTAGAGATGTCGGAGATATCTTAGCTTACAAAATGTCTGAATCAGGTAAAGCTTTGAATGCTATGAGTCAGTCGGCTAGACAACTAGGCCTTAATATTACTGACCTAGAGCTACAACATTTATTTGATGAAGGTGTAGAACTAGGTGTAATTAAAAAACCTAGGTCTGAGAGAGTTGTTGAGGGTCTTACAACAGAGACCATCCGAAATGCACAGAACAAAATGGTTCGTCTTCTTGTCTCTCATCCATCTACCAGTGCACTCAATGTAATTGGTTGGGGTACTAATGCTGCTTTAAATACTGTAAGTGATGTTGCCTTAGCTGCAACCCATGCAAGTTGGGGTACAATAAAGAAACTTGTTGGTGCTAGTAAGTCTGGTGAAAAATCTCACAGAATGGCAAGTATCTTGTTTAATAATACAGCATCAAGATTTAAGTTTATGTTTGATCCAGACACGACTTATGCCGCTTTTCAATCTGCACTTACAAGAATCTCT